CCATGCCGGTAAATTACGAACCATTATTAAAAAGTATGAATCAACGGTTAATGAAGAAGCAAAAGGATTTAAAGGGGAACTAGTAAACACTATTTCAAATTATATTGATGTTTATTTAGAAGAAAAACTCCCGGTTGAGGATATTCAAACCGCTGTCCGAAACAGAAAGGCTGTTGATACCTTAGAAACATTGAGAGAGACGTTAGGTGTCGATTTTGCGTTAGCACATGAATCAATTAGATCTGCTGTTGTGGATGGCAAGAATCAAATTAATGAATCTTCTGAAGAGAATGAAGCTCTTAAAGCACGTAATGAGAAACTAACACGTGGTCTTATTAATGCTAAGGCCCACATTCTTTTAGAAACAAAAACAAAGGAACTGACACCTACTAAGAAAAAGTATATCTTTAAGGTATTAGCTGGTAAGTCAGAAAAATTTATTGCCGAGAATTTCGATTATACGTTAAAGCTCTTTGAAAAGACTGAAGAAGAGCGTTTAGAAAAGTATAAGGAACAAGCCGAGAAAACAACAAAAACTGCTAATGTTGATAGACCTATAGTAGAAAAGGTTGATGTCGCTGCCAAGCAGGTTGTTGAAGAGGCTGTTGAGAAAACAGACTATGTAGAAAATAGCTACATGGATGCCCTTAAGAAGTATTAACTTTTAGTGATAAGTTGAGATCTATATGATCTGAGTCAAAGGTCGAAAAGGAAAAACAAAAAATGAATAATATTAGACCATCTGTAGCATATATTGATGAAGACAGAGCCTCTGCTCTTACGGAGAAGTGGGCCCCTGTCCTCGATTACAGTTCCTCTAATGTTAAGACTATTGAAGACGACCACACTCGTTTAAATACCGCTATTCTTCTGGAAAATCAGGAGCAGTGGTGCTTAAGAGAGAATGTGGCCGGTGGAAGCAGCAGTGCTTTCGGCGGACCAAGTCTCGGAGGTTTCTCTTCCGGGATTGCCCAAGGCGGCAGCGGTACTAGTACCGGTGATAATTACGCCACAGGTGACGCTCGTCTCCCTAAAGTCTTAATACCAATGATTCGTCGTACATTTCCTGAACTCATAACTAACGAGATTGTTGGCGTACAGCCAATGTCTGGTCCGGTTGGTTTAGCATTCGCGCTTCGTTATAAATACGATGGTGCTTCGCTAGGCGTAGAAGGTGCTGGAGGGAACGATGGTAGTTCCGCAGCAGCTAATCGCACCCAATCAGCCCATGCCAGCGGTCAGGAGGTTGGTTACCAGCATCTAGATACTAGATTTACTGGTAATACATCAGCCGGACTTTCCGGTACAACTACCAATGAAGGTTCTGCATTCGCCATTTCTGGCGCTGATGCAGGTATTGCTGACTTGTTAGCTAATTTTGAGATCACAGGAAATATTCCTCAAATGTCTGTCTCTTTCGAGAAGACAGCCGTTGAGGCTGGTACCCGTAGGCTCGCCGCTCGCTGGAGTGTTGAACTTGAACAGGACCTCAAAAACATGAATGGTATCGATATCGATAATGAATTAACTAACGCAATGAGTTACGAGATTCAGGCCGAAATTGACCGTGAAATGTTAATGAGAATGGTTCAAACAGCAATTACAGCTGGTAACGTGACTTCATGGGAACCTGCACAAGCCGATGCTCGTTGGTTAGCGGAAAGAAACAGAGATCTATATTCTAAGATTGTTGTTGAAGCAAATCGAATTGCTGTTAGAAACCGGAGAGGTGCTGCTAACTTTTTAGTTGCAACTCCTCGAGTTTGTGCTATTCTTGAAATGCTCCCTGAATTTCAGTGGATGCAGGTTCAAGGTAACGTTAACACGCAACCGGTTGGTATTGCCCGTGTGGGTAACTTAGGTGGACGTTTTAACATCTACCGTGATACTCGTACAGAAGCGCAAAACATTGATACAGCCGGGAGCAATTCACCATCGGTGAATCGTTCCGGCGGTGGATCTGGTGCTGGTGGAAACGAGCTCAACTACGTTCTCTTAGGATACAAAGGTCCTGAATTCTACGATACAGGTATTGTTTATTGTCCGTATATACCAGTTATGGTACAACGTACAATAGGTCCAAATGATTTCGCGCCTCGTGTTGGGTTATTAACCCGATATGGTGTTGTCGATAACATCTTTGGAGCAGAACTGTATTACAGTGTTATTATCGTGAAGAGTATCGGATCTAGTATAGATTATACTGCCGGCGCTGGAGCGAATACACAGTACATGTAATCGATACAAACTTATCGTATCAAATTTAAGGTCAC